CCCACGGTCCCCAGGTAAAGAAAGTGCCCCGGCCGATGGTGGTCGGCCGGGGCTGTCCCAAGAAAGGACTATCAGTCATGAGTCAGATTACCACGTCCGAGACGGTGGCGTTGAGCGCGCCGGTCTTGGAGGCACTGCGTCGATTGGATGCCGTGATGAAGATGCGGCGGCGGCAGACGGCCGCGCAGAAGCGGATTGCGTTGGCGCGCTCGCGTGCGCGTAGGGCACAGGAGGGAAAACGATGAGCTCGATGAATGCAGCGAGGGTGTTCGTGGCGCTGGCGCTGGTGGCGCTGGCGTGGTGGCTCGGGTCCCTCATTGATGGGTGGGTGGCGGCTGCGGCCGCGATCCTCCCACCGATGGCGCTCGCTGAGCGCCTGGTGTACGTCGCATGGAAGGAGCGCCGGGCATGAGGTCCGTCGAGATGGTGGTCGAGTACCCGATCGAGGACTCGAATTTCCCGATGCCGCACCTGATTGCCGCTGCGAACGCGGCGTTCATCGAGGAGGCCGAGCGGCAGGGCCTACTGCTGATGTCGACCCCGTGCCCGTCCGTGATGCACGCGCGCCGGATTGTCGAGGTGCGCGCGGCCGTCGTGGAGAAGCCGGATTGGGCACCGCCGACGCCGTCGGCACCAACGTATGCGTGCCCTAGCTGCGGCACCACGTTTTTTGCGGCAGGACAGCCAGAGAAGGAAGAGGCAGAGAAGTGACAGATATGGACATAGTCATGGCAGCGGTCCTTGTGATCGGGCTGCTCGGGGCACTGGTGATCTGCCTATGGCAGGACTGGCGCACGGAGGAGCGCGAGTTCCGCGAGATGCATCGCCGCCTGCTGCAGATACACGAGGAGCGCCGTAGGCGCGAAGAGGAGGCATCCCGATGAGCGACAAGATGATTACGGTCAAGATGCCCCTGGACGACGTCATGAACGTGCGAGGGATGCTGGTGTTCGAGCGGATTATGGCAGAAGGCGACTTCGAGGACGTCGCTGCGCTTCACAACGGCTTAGCCGTCGGTGCCGCTCGTGAGGTGCTGCACGAAGAGGTTGAGAAGTTCTCGCGGATTATCGGCTTCATCGACGAATCGCTCGACGCATCGGGCAAGCGACCGACGATCAACGACCTCGCCGAGAAGTTCAGCGCCGTTGGAGTGCTCGACCAAGAGGAGGGACAGTGAGCTCTCGATACATTGCGGTCTACCTCGACGCGGCCCAGGTGCGGGCTTTGCGAGAGGGTGCCCAGGAGACAGTCCTCGCTGCGGATGAGGATCTGGAGTTCGCTCAGAAGCTGCAGGACGTGAACGCATGCCGCCGAGCGAGCGAAATAATCTCCGCGAAGCGCGACCTGTACCTCGAGATCGTCGGCAAGCTGCAGGAAGCAGCCGAGCGCCTCAATGCCAGTGAGGGCGACTACACGCCTGCCGAGCTCGTGGAGGTCGGCGTCTGGGCTGAGGAGCAGCGATGACGAAGTTGGTTAGTGGCCTGACGAAAGGCCAGGGGGATGGTCTGGCCAGATTGGGCAGGCTAGCGCTGCGGGCGCCGCGCAGGCGGCGCTTGGCGATCGCCATTCTTGACTGCTCGAAGATCACGGTTGACACCGAGACTTCGGCGGAGGAGGCGACGATGCGGGTAATCCGCTTGGAGCCCGTCGCCTCCGAGGACGTTCCCACCGTCGAAAAACTGTACGTGCGAGCCATTGAGGCACGCGAGGGACGCCAGATGCTTCCCCTCGACCTCCAGGTGAAGCTGGAGGAGGCATTCGGGGAGGGCTACAGGATCGACCCAGCTACTGGGGAGATCATCGTCCCTGACCTGGAGGCCCCCGCCCCTGGCGAGGTCCCCGATTCTCAGGACCACATGGGCGTTGACGGCGGGGAGGACTGACGTGCCCAGCCGGATTCAGCGGCGCCGCTCCAGGGGGTGGCGCGCCCCCGAGGACGCCGTGTACGTGGGGCGCGGGAGCGTGTGGGGGAACCCGTGGCGGGTGGACCCCCATTGCGCGGGCTCCTCGCCGCTGGCCGTGCGCGACCGAGCCGAGGCAACGGCCCGGTACTGCGAGTGGCTGACGTTCACTGCCGAGGGCCGCGCTCTGGCAGCCCTGGCGCGTCAGCGCTTGCGCGGGCGCACCCTCATGTGCTGGTGCCCCGAGGGGACACACTGCCACGGAGATTTCCTGGCGGACATCGCAGCCACCCCGGGCCCATGCGAGCCAGGCGCCGCCCTGAAAGTGGGGTCCGTGTGCTCGGGGTACGGGGGACTGGAACTGGGCCTCGCGTCCGCCCTGGGGCCGGTGAGCACCGCGTGGGTGGCAGACACAGACGAGGCATCCGCCCGTGTCCTCGCCGCCCGGTTCCCCGGGGCCCCCAACTTCGGGGACATACGCAGCTCGGATTTCGCCGCCGTGGAGCGGGTAGACATCATCGCGGGGGGCACCCCCTGCCAGGACTTGTCCCACGCGGGCCGCCGCGCGGGCATGACGCCCGACTCTCGGTCGGGCCTATGGGCGTACATGGCCCGCGCAATAGAGGAGCAGGAACCAGCACTGGTGGTGTGGGAAAACGTCGAGGGGGCATTGACCAGTGGAGCCGATTGCGGTGTGGGACGAGGAGACACGGGTGTGGCGCCCCGCGATGGAGGCACTGTCCTGCGAGCTGCGGGACGTGTGGTCGGAGACCTTTCCGGCCTCGGGTATGACAGTCAATGGACTGTTGTATCCGCTGCCAGTGTGGGAGCCCCCCACCGGCGACGCCGGCTCTTCGTCCTCGGCGTCCGCCGCACCGCCAGCACCGCGTGGCTCAGCGCCGTCGCGGCCAGGGCCAGCGCTCTTCGCGACGCCCTCGGCATCCCTGGCGTCGTGCGGGGGGTCTCAGCCCCCGGAGAAGCGCCGCGCGGGCGGGCACACGGTCTCGCTGGCGGACCAGGTCGAGCACCTGAACCTCACCTGATCCCCACGCCCACGGCATCGGACCACAAGGCCGGCTACCACCAAGCGGGGAAGGGCATGAGCCTGTCGCAGGCGGTGGTGCTGATGCCGACGCCGACAACCCAGGACATCCCCTCGTCGGGGGGCGGCTACGGCGCGCCCCTGGGCGCGGTCGTGCGCACCATCGGCGCCGACGATGCGGCCCGGCGGTTCGGGCCGTACACGGAGGCGGTGCGCCGGTGGGAGGCGCTCACCAGGGCAGCCCCGGCCCCGACTGAGCCGTCGCCCCGCGGCGCCCGCCCGCGCTTGAGCGCGGAGTTCGTCGAGTGGCTGATGGGCCTGCCCGTCGGATGGGTGACCAGCCCGGAGCTGGGGCTCTCGCGCCGCCAGCAGCTGCGCCTGCTCGGCAACGGCGTCGTCCCCCAGCAGGCGGCCGCAGCGGTCGGGGCCCTGCTGGGCAGGCACCTGCGCGCACAGTGGGGGCTGCCGCTGTGAGCGCCCGCGACGTGGCGCGCGCGAAGCGCCTGGAGGAGATCAGGGGCCGCCTGCTGGCGATGCAGTTCGCGGGGCACTCGCGCTCCGGCGCCGCCAAGGGGGCCGAGGACGCGGCGCGCGACGAGTTTATCGCGCGGGCCGCCGAGGACATGGACTACCTGCTCGACCTCGTCGAGCAGCAGGGATCAGAGGCAAAACAGTAATGAGTGTCTACTACGAGGACGACGCTGTCACCGTGCGCTACGGGGACTGCATCGAGGTCATGCGGGCACTGCCCGCGGAGTCTGTGGACTCGATCGTCACCGATCCCCCATACGGGATCCGATTCATGGGGAAGTCATGGGACGGCGCGGACATCGCGCGCCGCACCCAGCGGGGCCGCGACAACGGCGGCCAAACCCCGGACGGTGCGCGCGGCCCCCACGGCGGCTACCGGAGCGCCTCGGTGGAGGCCGGCCGGTACAGCCACTCCCAGAAGGACGCGTGGGCGTTCCAGGAGTGGTGCGGCGAGTGGGCCAGTGAGGCGCTGCGCATCCTCAAACCCGGCGGGTTCCTGCTGGCGTTCGGGGGGGCACGCACGTGGCACCGCCTCGCCTGCGCCGTCGAGGACGCGGGCTTCGAGGTCCGCGACTCGATTGCGTGGCTGTACGGCTCCGGATTCCCGAAGAACCTCGACGTGGCCCGCGCGATCGACGCCCGCCTCGGCGACCTGGACGCCCGGCCCATCCACGGTGAGAAGACAGTGCCCGACGCCACGCTGGTGCGCCCAGCTTTCGCCGGGGGCACGTACTCGGATCGTGCGGGCGCCACACCGCACCGCACAGTGCCGGTATCCTCGGCCGCGTCGGCCGCGTGGGAGGGGTGGGGAACTGCCCTGAAGCCGGCTTTTGAGCCGTGCGTGGTCGCCAGGCGTCCCCTCGACGGGACGGTCGCTGACAACGTCCTCGACCACGGGGTCGGCGCCATCCACGTCGACGCGTGCAGGATCCACAGTGCTGGCTCGGAGGGCCACGACTACAAGGTGAGGCGCCTCAAATCGGGCTCCGAGCTGGCCAGGACTGGCGACCCCTGGCACTCCGAGGAGGACGGCGAGACCTACGTGGGGAGGACGAAGGACGGCCGGTGGCCGACCAACGTCGTCCTCGACGAGGAGGCGGCCCTCGCCCTTGACGCCGGGGCGCCGAAGTCGGTGAGCCGTCAGGGCGAGCCCCGCCAGGCCGCCCAGTCGGGCGAGGGGTGGGGGATGCGCGCCACCGGAGCGGAGTACTCCGACTCCGGGGGCCCCAGCCGGTTCTTTCCCGTCTTTCCCGCATTCCGGTACGAGGCGAAAGCCTCGGCGGACGAGCGCCCGTCGGTAGGTGGGGTCTCGCACCCCACCGTGAAGCCTTTGGCGCTGATGCGGTGGCTGGTGCGCCTGGTGACCCCATACGGGGGCGTGGTTCTGGACCCGTTCGCGGGGTCGGGGACCACCCTGGAGGCCGCCGTCGCCGAGGGCATGCGCGCGGTCGGCATCGAGCGGGAGGAGTCCTACCTCCCTCTGATCGCCTCCCGCCTCGACCGGCCTGTGACCCCGGTCCTGGATCTGGGGATTGGGGGCCTGTGATGGTCCAGATCATGCGGCCCCTGAAATCGGGCGAGATCTACCAGCAGGTGTTGGAGGTCGTCGTGCCCGAGAACGAGTGGATTTCGGCGAACTCGAGGTTCAACTGGCGGGAGAGGGCGCGCCGTGTGAAGGCGCTGCGGGTCAGGGCGTTCTGGCTGGCCCGAGCCAAGCGTCTCGTCCCGGCGGATGGGCGTGCTCTGGTGGTCGCGGGGGTCCAGGCCAGCGTGGCGCGCAGGTCGGACCCCGCCAACGCTTCCGCCACCACGAAGCCCCTGCTCGACGGCCTCGTCGACGCCGGTGTGTTCCCCGACGACGACCACACACACGTCGTGGGGCCCCATCACGTGCACATGCCCCCGGATCCGATGCTGTCCCGGGGATGCCATCGGATCGTGTTCGAGATACGCGAGCTCGACTCATGACAAGTGAGCAACCCTCGGGGCGATGTCCGGTGCGGCCGGGGTGGGGCGTCGATCCCTCGGTGCCAGATCCGGAGCCGCGGCGCTGCCCCTCGTGCGGGGTGGCGATCCTGCCGGGGCGTGCACAGTGCCACACCTGCTATCTGCGCGCTCAGGCGATCACCCAGTGCGCCACGGAGCGCGCTTGGATGACGAAGAATTTTCCGGGTTTCCGGCCTCGGGATCTGTTCCCGGAGGACGGTTGGGATGAACAAGAGCAGCAAGCGAGCGAGAAGGAGGTGCGCGGGTGGCGTGGGTGAAGATGGGGGATGACGCGGACATGTATCCCCGGTTGATGGAGGCGGCGTCGCATCCGAAGGCTGACGGGCGCACGGTGAACGAGCTGTTCGGGTTCATCATGCGGTGCGCCGCTTACTCGGCCGCGCACCTGACCGACAGCATCATTGAGATGGGTGTCGTGTACACGTACGCGGGCGGGAATCCGGACGTTCTGCAGATCGCGTTCGACACGGGCCTCATCGAGTGGGTCGATACACCGAAGGGCAGGAAGCCCAAGCTACTCGAGGACCCCGACTTTGTGCATATCAGGTCGCGCGCCGACGTCGAGTGGAGTAGGCAGCGTCAGCGCGATAACAGCGATCAGGCTTTGCGTCAGGCTGTGATCGCCCGCGACGGCGATCAGTGTCGTTGGTGTGGGGTCGAGGTGTATTGGCCTGGCAAGACGTCGGCCCGCAAGGGCACGTTGGACCACTTGAAGCCCGGGGAGGCTGGCACTGTGGACACGCTGGTTGTGGCGTGTACGCGGTGTAATTCGTCCCGAGCGGACGATCCTACCGGCTCGTGGGATCAGACCCATGAGTTGCTGCCTGTCCCGGAGCGGCCTCGTTACGGGACGTTCACTCGCGGCATGCTTACTCGAGCGGGCGTGCTGCGTGGTGCGGAGGCCGTGCCCAGTGCGGCAGCCGGTGGAGGGAATGGTGAGCGTGCGAGCGCGCACGCGGCGGACGGCGACCCGGCCTCGGGCGCACCCACGTCGGGTGTGACCTCGGGCTGTGCGGATGCCTCCGTGACTGTGAGCGCGCCTGGCGGCGCGTCCGTGGGTAGCCCGATGAGCGCGGATTCCAGCGAGCCTGATCAGCTCGCCGTCGAGTCCGGCCTCGGTGACCCCGGCGCTGCCCGCACGACCACCACCCCCAAACCCGGCTACAAGCAGGTGCGCGGATTCACGTCGACTCGCGTCGGACTCGATTCACCCAGGCCTCTGGACTTGCGTATACCCGGGTACGGGTATGGGGCGGGTGTCCGGGTACCGGGTAGGGACCAGGAAGGGCAGAGTCAGGTAGGGACGGATCGGGACGGGTTAGGGCAGGGACGGGATGGGCAGGCAACCGCCGTCTCTGCGGGCAGGTCAAGGAAGCGCAAGCGCAGGAGAAAGAGATGAGCGCGGAGAAACGAGAAGCGCTGGGACAGCTGGAGGATGCGATAGCTGCTCTGGTTGCTGAAAGGCATGGTCCGGGACGACTGTTGGGGGCATGGGAGATCATGGTGGAGACGATCGACCCCGATCGGCCTGACGTGACTTCCTGGATGGATGACGGCGGGGGGTCAATGCTCGCCCGTCGTGGTCTGATAGAAGCGGTGCGGGACATGTATCGGGAGAGCGTTGAGGAGCCCACAGATGATGAGTGACTCGGACGTTCGTGTCTGCCCGGTGACGGGTGAGCCTCTCCTCGCCGGGGAGTACTTGTCGCGGGGTGGGGCGGCGCGTGTCCGCGTCGCAGCCGAGTCACTTCCCGCGCTCATGGGCGATCTCGCTTACGCGGCGTCGCATGGTGTGCGCACGGGTGAGCAAGTCGGCGGCGCGGGTGTCCCCTCGTCGAGAGCCCCGCTCAACCTGGCGCTCATGATCGAGGTCGACGAGATGTGCGACGCGATCCTGACATGGGCGACGCTGCTCCTGTCGCACGTGATGGGGCCGTCCTACTGGGTGAGGCCTGGCGATTGGTGGATGGTCTCGCGAGTGTTCGACCTGCATGAGGATAAGCTCCGCAGATGGTCGGAAGCCGAGCAATGCGCAGACGAGGTGCTCTACTCTGTCTCGCGATTGGAACGCCTCGCCTCCCCCGGCAGACAGCGTCTCGTATACGTCGGGTCGTGCAGCCAGTGTGATGCTGATCTTCTCGTCCGCGATCCGGATGAGGAGACGACGACCTGCCGGGAGTGCGGAGCGGACGAGCAGATCGGCGAAGCCTGGGAGCGACTCCTCTCGAAAGCTCGTGAGTCTCTGCTGCCTCGCTCGCGGGCGACCCGCGTCGCGGAGATCCTGGCCGGCACGCAGATCAAGGATCCGACTGTCCGGAAGTGGACGCAGCGGGGGCAGCTCGCGCCCCGGGCGAGGAGGGGCGGGGATCGGCTCTACAGGGTCGGGGATATTGAGAGGCTGGCGACACGCAGAATGTAGGCGCGTGTCGCTTGCGATAGGGCTTGTCACGGCGTATTCTCCTAGTGTGGCCCTGAGCGTAAGCGAGGGGCTTCTGCTTTAACGGCAATCCGCGCACTTGTACTGACCCCCGCTCCCATCGGCCCCGGTGGAGCGGGGGTCAGTGCATACGGACTGAGGGGGCGGGCATGGCATGGGAGACATCGGACCGCGCCGCCCGTCTGCCTGATGACTGGGAAGAGCGCCGCGCCTTCGTGCGTGACCGCGCAGCCGGCAGGTGCGAAGCGATGCTGCACGACGGCACGCGATGCCCCGCTGCAGGTACAGACTGCGATCACATCGAGCCAGGTGACGATCACCGCGCGGTGAACCTCCAGTGGCTTTGCCGTTGGCATCACAAACGTAAGACGCAGCAGGAAGCTGCGGCGGCGCTCGCTGCTAAGCGGAAGAAAAACCAGCCGCGCAAGCGCAAGCATCCCGGCCTCATCGACTGACCCACCTGGGGGAGACCCCCTCCCCCACCCAATGCAACACCGTCAAGAGCTGTCGATTTTTGTTTGTACGGGTCTGGGGAAATTGCAACCGGCTACAACCGTTGAACTAGCAACGTAAACGCCGGGCCATGGGGTGAGGGTGTGGGGGAATTTAGAGGGGCGCTAGAGTGCCGTCCTGGTACACATTCTCCGTGACGGTGATGTATCGCCCCTGCGAATAGAACTCGATCCGCTGCCCACGCCACACGCGCTTGAAGCCACGCTGGGGGACGGCCGTCCCCCAGATGTGCAGCCCGCGCCCAGATGGCGACACCTCGACATACGAGCCCTCGTAGTACGCGAGAAGAGTGCGAGCGGCAGCGTTGGGGATGCCATGCTCATCGAGGCATCCATCGAGGTCGATACAGCCGATGCCGTCCCCGAGGACGAACCCCAGGGGAGCGCCAGTCGCGCTCGCGGCCTCGAAGCTGCTCCACGTGCTCGGGTCAGTCACTGACGCCCAGCGCCCCGTGCGCGAGCACAACGGGCGCTTGTTGACGTGGGTGACCCAGCGCGGCCGACTCGTCAGCTCAGCGGGCAGGCTGCTCGCGGCTTCGGCGTGGGTGGCGCGGTGGTGGGCAACTCGGCAGCGAGTCGAGCAGAAGCGCGCGTCAGCCCTGGCCCAGGCTTTGAGCGTATGGCCGCAGTGTTCGCACGTTCTCACAAGTCTTATTGTAACGCTTAATTCGTTGATATTTTGCTGAATGGGTGGGGGTGATCTGGGTGGCTGGTCGTGGTCCCGCGCCGAAGCCGCAAGGCTCGCGGGCGCGTCGCAACAAGGACCCGCAGATCCTCAAGATCATCACTGCCAAGCCGGTTGAGCAGCCGTCGCTGCCGGTCATCGAGCAAGTCGTGCTCGATGAGAACGGCAAGCCGAGGAAGAAGAGGTTCACCTGGCCGAAGGTGACGCGCCGTTGGTGGAAGATGTGGGGAGAATCCCCACTGTCCGCCGACTACACCGAGACCGACTGGTCGTTCCTCCTGGACACCGCCTATCTGCATGCGCTGTATTGGAAGGGCGATTTCCGGGTGGCCGGCGAGCTGCGGCTGCGGGTGGCCAAGTTCGGCGCGACCCCGGAGGACCGCGCCCGGCTCCGGATTCAGTTCGCGGTCGCCGATAACCTCGAAGACGATGCCGACGCCGCCGGGGATGAGGCGGCGCCCGTCTCCGCGCGAGCACGCAGACGGCAGAAGAAGCTAAGGGCGGTGTAGCAGTGCCCTGGCAACCGATCGACGAGGACGACGAGTTCCCGACGCTCGGGTACGACGTCGCGGACTGGATGACTGCCTATCTGCTTACTCCCGATAAGGATGGGGACGAGCAGATCCCGTTCGTGCCCACGCAAGAGCAGCTCGACTTCCTAGTCGCGGTCTACGAGCTGGACCCGACCACAGGCCGCCGCGTCAAGCAGCGTGCCGTCCTGTCGCGGCCTCGCGGCTGGGGCAAGAGCCCATTTCTAGCGGCAATCTGCTGCGCCGAAGCACTCGGCCCTGTCCTGTGCGACGGCTGGGACGCGGAAGGCCAACCCGTCGGCGTGCCCTGGTCGACGCGCCGAACACCAATCGTCCAGGTCACGGCGACCACCGACGATCAGACGGCGAATACCTGGGATCCGTTGCTCGAGATGCTGCGTGGGTCCCCCGCCGAGGATGAGTACGGCATCGACCCGATGGACTCGTTCGTTGCTCTGCGGCGGGGCCGCATCGAAAAGCGAACGTCGTCCGCGACGTCCGTCAAGGGTGCGAAGGCCGTCATGGCCGTCATGGACCAGACAGAGACCTGGCTCCCGGGTAACGGCGGGCCAAAGCTCGCCAAGACCCTGCGGTCGAACGCGGACAAGCTCAGAGGCTTGACGATCGAGACTCCGAACGCTTACACGATCGGGGAACGCTCTGTCGCGGAAACAACGGCGCGGTTCTACGAGCTGATGAAGGCCGGGAAGGTCAAGAAGGAAGCCGCTCGCGGCCTCTACTACGACCACCGGCAGGCACCGCTCGACACCGACATCACGGACCGCGAGTCTCTCATCGAGGGCCTGCGGATCGCCTACGGCGACTCGGCAGCAGACCCGCGCGGCTGCGCTATCCACGATCCCGAGTGTGAGCCCGGCTGGGTCGACTTGGAGCGCATCGCGGACTCGTTCTGGCACCCGGATAATGACCCGGCGGACATGTGCGCTGACTTCCTCAACCAGATCAATAGTGCGTCTGATGCCTGGCTCACGATGCCGGAGCTTCGCGCGATCGAGGACCACGGTAAGACGATCTCGTCAACCGAGCCGATCACGCTCGGCTTCGACGGGTCGGAAGGCCGGAAGATCGGCATCGCCGACGCGACCGTCCTAATCGGCTACTCGATCACTCAAAAACACCTTTTCAAGGTGGGTATCTGGGCGCAGCCGGATGGTCCGGCAGGCGAGGGGTGGCAACCGCCGCGCCTGGAGATCGAGCAGACCGTGCGCGACGCTTTCGAGCGCTACAACATCGTCGGCTTCTACGCCGACCCCTCAGCGGGTTGGGCACAGGACGTGAAGGCGTGGGAGGCGCGCTACTCGCGTCGTCTACGCGCAAAGATCAGCGTTGCGGAGCCTATCCGCTATCCGCAGCGCAACGTCTCTCAGACGTGCGAGAACTTCGCTCAGCTCCTGTCCGCGATACACCAGGGCCTCATCACCTACGACGGAGACCCGACGATGACCGCGCACTTCCTCAACGCGAGGAAGTCCCCACGACAGGCAGGCTACGTACTCGTCAAGCCAGCCGACGATCAGGACTACTCCAAGATCGACGCGACTTGGGGCGCAATGTTCGCCTACAAGGCCGGCCTCGACGCGGTCGGTAAGGGTGCCGCACGGCAGACCAAGCGACGCGCGCCCAGGCGGCTCTACTAATCCACACGAGGGAAGGGAGGCCCCCGCATGACGAAAACGCCCGAGGAGTGGCTCTCCTACCTCACAGCCAAGATGGACAAGGAGCGCCCAAGAACGGACCTGCTGCGCTCCTACACCAACGGGTCCTCTCCCCTGCCCGAGATGGGACCCAACCTCGCGAAGGCCTGGCTGAAATTCCAGCGACGGGCGCGCACCAACCCCGGCAAGCTCGTGGTCTCCGCGCTCGCGGACCGTCTCATCCCCAACGGGGTAACGGTCGGCGCCAGCGAGGACAGCACGGCCGCGCAGGCCGCCGCCCGCATCTGGCGGGACAACCGCCTCAAGGTCGTCTTCGCGGATGCCATCTGGGATGCCGCGACCCTGGGGCGCGGCTATCTCCTGGTCACACAGGACGAGGACGGCCGCGCATGCGTCACCTACGAGCGCCCCGAGCACATGTATGTGGAGCCGGACCCGGTCAGGCCGTGGCGTGCACTCGCGGCCGTCAAGGTCTGGCGCGACCCCGTCGCTGGCGTCGACTACCTCGTGATGTGGGTGCCAGGCATGCGACTGGCCTACACCCGATCGGCCTACGACAAGTCGAAGCAGCTGATCTCTCGCATCGCGGGGGACTGGCGTCTTGATGCCAGTGGCGTGCAGTCCTTCGAGGGCGCACCCCCGGTCGTTGTTCTCGAAAACAGGTTCGGGATGGGTGAGTTCGAGCACGTGCTCGATCTCATCGATCGCATCAACTGGCAGACGCTGCAGAGGTTAGTCATTATCTCGATGCAGGCGTTCCGCCAGCGAGCACTGAAGTCTTCTGAAGGGTCGGCGGGTCTGCCCGCTGAGGACGAGGCCGGCAACGAGATCGACTACCAGAAGGTGTTCGAGCCGTCGCCCGCCGCCCTCTGGGAGCTGCCCCCAGGTGTCGAGATCTGGGAGTCTTCCCAGACCCAGATAACCGAGATCTTGTCCGCGACGAAGGACGACTGGCGCGAGCTCGCCGCCGAGACATCCACACCCCTGTCGATCATGCTGCCCGACTCGGCGAACCAATCGGCGGCGGGCGCGGAGCAGCCCCAGAAGGCGCTCCTGTCCAAGGCGGCCGACAGGATCGAGCGCTTCAAGCCGGCGCTCGCCTACCTCATCGTCAAGGCGCTCACCGTCGAGGGATACAGCCTTGGCGAGTCCGAGACAGTCGAGGTCCTCTTCGTACCGCCGCACGCGGTCTCCCTCACGGAGAAATACGCCGCCGCCGTGCAGGCACGAAACGCGGGCGAAGCCCTCGAGACCGTCCAGAGGAACATCCTCGGATACAGCCCCGAGCAGATCGCACAGGACAAGCAACGCCGGGCCGAGGAACAGCTCGCCCTCGCATTCGCGCTCCAAGACAAGCCCCAGCCGCAACAGACAGGTGAGGCCACGCCCCCGAGCGAAGGGGACCCGGCAGACCTGAAGCTGAGGTTTGACGCCCTCGGAACCGCGATCCGCGCCGGCGTCGCCCCCGAGTCGGCCTCGCAGGTCGTCGGCCTCGACGGCATCCGATTCACCGGGGCCGTGCCCGTCGCGCTCCGGCTCCCAGAGACACAGTCCGTCGACCTCGAGGAGAAGTAAACAATGTCGGACCTGGACGCGCTCAACCGCCTCGCCGAGGCGTACGACGCTCAGGTCCACGCAATCCGCACCCAGATCACCGCATTCGGCGAATCCTACTGGGACTCCCTGCCGCACTACCGCGCCAGCGCCGTGGAGGAAATGATCGAGGCGATCACCCCCAGAGTGATCGCGGGGCAGCTGCGCATCGCTGACCTGACCCGCGCCTACCTCGCCCGCTGCGCGGTCGAGCTCGGCTGGAAGGTCGTCCTACCGCCGATCGACCAGGACGAGATCATCGGCGCTCGCGGCGTCGACCCACGCTCCGTCTACCGGCGCCCAGCGGTGGACGTGTACACCGCGCTCGCGGCTGGGAAGTCGCTTCCGCAGGCGGCGGCTGAGGGGCGTCTGCGACTCACGCAGCTGATCGGCGGCGACATGCAGCTAGCAAAAACGCATGCGTCCCGCCAGTCAATGAGGGCGTATCCGGCGGCGGGCCAGTTCTATCGGCGTGTACTCACGGGGCGAGAAAATTGCGCCCTCTGCGTGGTCGCGTCGACGCAGCGCTATTACCGTGGGGACCTGCTACCGATTCACCCGGGATGTGACTGTGGGGTGCAGCCTCTTCCTCCGGGCCTGGCAGTGAATCAGGTGGTCGACGAGGACTTGCTCGAGCAAGTCCACCAGATCGCGGCTGACCGTCTCGGTGTCTCTGACCGTGGTGGGCGTACTCCGGATTATCGGAAGCTCTTGACGGTCCGTGAGCATGGGGAGTATGGGCCGACGCTGTCGTGGGCGGCCCCCAAGGCCAAGCCAAAGCCTCAGACCAAGGCGGGTGGGGCTGAGCCGCCTAAGCCTCCCAAGCCCCCGAAGGCGCAGCGTGGGACATCGGGAGAGCCGCAGCCTCCTGAGAGCCCTGCGCAGCGGTTGGCGCGCCAGAAGCGTTTGAAGTCAGACCTTTCGGCGTTGGCGCCGGGTGGGAAGTTTGGGCAGGAAATCCTTGAGTCTCATGAGATCGACTTCCTGGAACGCTTCGAAGCGAGGGGCGAGCGGGCTAGGTGGATTCGGCGCGATCGCGCTACGGGGAAGTCAACAAATGACTTCTACTGGGAAACAAATGGGGACCTGGCATGTGAGCTCAAGAGTTCAAGCGCAAAGTACAAGCCCATTAAGTCACTAATTCAACACGCTGTACTGAAAGCGCGCGATAACCACGGTGTGGTTAAGGATGTGTTCGTCATCGATTTAGGCGCGCGCAAAATGTCGGTTAAGCTGCGCCAGCAGCTATCGCAGTACAACAAGCGAGTCGTGGATGGGCAGATACGACGTCTGTTCGTCATGCATACTGACGGGACGGTTTTCGAAGAAATCCAGCTTGAGAGTAAATAAGGAGCGAGGCCCGCTTCCGGGCCTTCTGACGGTTGATTATTTCACAACTAGCCCAGGGGGAATCCTCGCTCCGATCCTGATAATACCAAATGTCCTGGCGCTATGCGCTAGGTAATCGCCCCCAGCCGGAATGGCGTGGGGGCTTTCGTGTACCCGGAATGGGAGGAATCACCATGAAGAACCACCTGAACCTACGTCCCTACCTGCGCTTTGTCAGCGCCCCGTCCGCAGACGCAGGAGGAGAGGTATCCGAGGCGCAGGCTGCGAGCGTGGCTGACGGCGCTGCCGAAAAAGCGCAGGAGACTGACTGGGAGGCAGAGGCCCGCAAGTGGAAGGAACTGTCGAGGAAAAACGAGGCTCGGATGAAGGAGAACGCCGAAAAGGCGAAGCTCTATGACGAAGCTCAGGAGCAGGGCAAGTCCGAGCTCCAGAAGGCTCAGGAAGCGGCAGCTAAGGCGGAAGCGCGTGCAACCGCGCTCGAGACGAAGGTGCTGCGGGCGCAGGTGGCGGCCGCAAAGGGCGTGGACGCGGATCTGCTCTCCGGGACCTCGCAGGAGGAACTGGAAGCATCGGCTGACCGTCTCCTCGCATGGCGTGGAGCACAGACCCCGAAGGGGGCGCCCTCGTCTGACGCGGGCGTTCGTGGTGAACAAATCCGAGCTGTTAAGCAGCTGACTAGGGAGGACCTCAAGAAGATGTCCCCCGCAGAGATTCTCAAAGCCCGTAAGGACGGGCAGCTGAACAACATCATGGGCATCGCATAAGGGTGCCCGGAAAGGAGGGGCGATGAGCCTCGACAACTTCATTCCGGAACTGTGGTCCGCCTCCATCCTGGAGAACTTCCACAACGACGCCGTCCTAGTGGGAATGGCGAACCGGGAGTATGAAAAGGACTTCACCGCGGGGTCGAAGCTCCACATACCTGGGACTGTGGACGTCAAGATCAAGGATTACAAGACCGGTGCCGTCGAGCGCACCGGTGGCGGGGGAAAGATCCCACGCACAACCGTGCCGGACGCCGTGGAGTCCACGGGTATCGAGATAACGATCGACCAGGAGAAGGCTTTCGACTTCCTAGTCGATGACATCGACCGCGCCCAAGCAAACCAGTCACTGGACGACTACACCAAGTCCGCTGCCACCGGTCTTGTAGAGGACGCGGAGACATTCCTGACTGCTCTGCTCCTCTCGAGGGGTACGGCGGCGACAGGGATTACAAACCCGACAGATTGGGCGTCGGCTTACGCCGTCATCCTGAAGCTTCGCGGCAAGCTTTTGGCCGCGAAGGTCCCCGCGATGAATCGAACGCTGCTGATCAACGCCGCATTCGAGGAGTTCCTCCTCTCTGACGGTTCGAAGCTTACGAGCTTCGACAAGTCGAACATGACGGAGGGACTGCGCGAGGCGACGATCGGTCGCCTCCTCGGCTTCGATGTGGTGACCAGCCCGTGGCTCGATAACTCGAAGCCAATGGCCGTCGGCTTCTACAAGCCAGCGATCGCATACGTCTCCCAGGTCGAGAAGACCGAGTCGATGCGCGCAGAGAACACGTTCGCGGATCGCGTGCGTGGTCTACACGTGTACGGCGGCGCGGTCCTGCGTCCGACTGCCGTCCAGGTTTTCAAGGCGGCATGATGCGCGTTCAAGGTGATAACGGGATCGAGTTCGAGCTCGAGGATTCGGTCGCGACCGGAATGATTGCGGCCGGCCTCCTTTTCGTGATCAACGAAGACACCAGTGGTGCGTCGCCCGCCGAGGGCGAGAACCAGCCGCCTGTCGACGAGGATCCGCAGCCCCCCGAGGGCGAGAACCAGCCGCCTGTCGACGAGGATCCGCAGCCCCCCGAGGGGGAGGACGCAAAGAAGGCCAAGAAGTAACAGAGGAGGGGGAGGAATGGGCACCCCGCTCGTCGACGTCCCAGACATCGAGGCGGCGCTCGGACGCGAGCTGCGCGACGAGGAGAAGACGCGAGCTCTCTTCGTCGCGGACAAGCTCTCCGCAGCATTCAGGCAGCGTGCGCGCCAGACCTTCACGGTCGAGACCTATGTACACCGCTTGAAGGTGGACGCCGGTGGCCGCGTGTTCCCCACCCGGGCGCCTCTCGTGGAGGTGCTCGCCGTCTTCACTGACGAGGGAGCACCCGTCAAGTACGAGAAACGACATGGGCACATCTACGTGCGAGCGTGGTGCAGCGACTTCGTGGTCGTCACCTACACGGCAGGCCTCGCCGAGGTACCCGCAGCGGTACGACTCCAGCTCGCAGACAGCGTGCGACGTATCCTCCTCATCCCTGACGCCGCCGCACAAGGGGCAACCCAGATGACCGAGACGACGGGGCCGTTCACGCAGTCCCGCCAGTACGCCACATGGGCAGTGGGCGGACAAGCCATCCTTTCCCCAGACGACCAGGCGCTCGCGGATGCGTACCGGCCCCGACGCGCTGGGCATGTGTGGGTGATGGGGGGTGCCTGACGTGATGGAGGAATGGAAGACCCCGGTCCAGGTAGAAGGGACCGTCCATCGTGACGGTGACGGCTACCTCGTCGAGGAAACCGCGGCGCGCCTTATCGCCGGGTGCCTGATCGCGCCGGGGCAGTTCACTGTGCCGGGCTTGCTCGATCAGGCAGCCTCTGAGCGGGCCGACGAGACTGCGACGCTCTACCTCCCGAGGGGAATAACGCTGAGCGTCGGCGAAGTCATCCGGGTGCCAGCCGAGCACCCCCTGGGCGGACGGTGGACGGTGGAGGAGCCCTCCTCGCCGTGGCCGCGCGGTACGTCTGTCGTGATCTCACGGAGGTAAGGAATGGCAGTCAAGATGGTTCGCAACAATCTGTCGATTGAGGCTCTCCTGCAATCCGAGGCCATCGGTCGCGCGATGGTCAGTGAAGCCGAAGCGGTGCGCGCTGCGGCTGCGGCGGCGGCCCCGAAAAGGGACCGCGTGCTCTCGGATGCCTACAAGGTCGAGGCTGTGACAGCGACTGTGAAGACACGCCGAAACGGCTCGTCTCGCAGGGCAGCTGGCCGCGTCACTAACGATGCCCCGCATGCCGTGCCCGTGGAGTTCGGGCACTTCACCAAAGACGGGCGCCGCGTTCCTGCGCATCACACGCTCGGGAAACTCGCAGGCTCCAAGCGCGCACGACGAGGAGGCCGGTCATGAAGTACACGGACCCTGTCCAGGTACTACGAGACGCGATCACCTCAGCAACGGGCGCGAAGACAGTGCGGGTGATCCAGGAGGGTAGCCTCCCGGATACATGGCCGATGCCGCTCGTGCACATCTACGCGACCCAATCCCAGGACCTCGATTTCGAGCGCATCACCTCCATCGTTGTCGACGTGTACGCCAAGACCCCCACAGGGCCAGGCGTCGTCGGCGCGGACGCGCTCGCGGATGAGGTCGTGGCTGCTCTGTCAGTTCGTCCTGTGGTGGGGGCCTCTGGGTGGGTGGATGAGGCTTCTGTGCCGTCTCGCCTGGGGGTGCGCGCCGCTTATGGCGTCGTTGAGGTGGTGGGCCTCAGCGTGGAAGTCACTCAACGTCCCACCGACTAACCAATCTGATCTGGAAGGGAAACTGATATGGCCGATACCACGACCATTGAAGCGCTGAAGAGAAAGCACAACAAGTCTAAGAACGTCAGGAAGGCTCTCAACGTCCTGGCGTTTGTCGCACCGCTCACGACCGCTGTCCCGGAGGCGCTGACGGGCGCAAGCGGCGCGGTGAAGGAGCTCTCTGCGGACTGGACTCCGCTGGGAATCTTCACGACCGACGGCGGGGAGATCACGCCCGACGTGACCGTGGACGACGTCGATGGCCTGGGCTACGCAGAGCCTGTGCGCTCTGACCTGACCAAGGCTACCAAGACGATCAAGCTCAACATTTTCGAGTTGTTCCGCAAGGAGATGCTGAGCCTGACGCACGGCCTTGACCTCTCGCAGGTCAAGGCGAATGCGACCACGGGAGAAGTGGTGTTCGATGATCCGCTTCTTCCCTCCATCCCGGAGAAGCGTCTGCTGATCGTCGCCGCCGACGGGCCGGCTGACGATGAGTGGCTGATGGGTTGGTGTTTCACGCGAGCCAAGCTCGTCTCAATGCCGACGATCTCCCTGAAGGCGACGGACTCCATCACCGGCGACCTCGAATTCAAGGCATTCGCCGACGAGGCCGCAGGAACGGCCTGCCGTAATTACTACGGAGGCTCGGCGATGCTCAAGCACCGTGACATCACGGGATTCGATGCCGCATGAGCTGCGGGCGCGGCCGGGGCCGTTCTCCCCCCAGCCGCGCCCGCCAACCACCAATGGAGAACACAGACAGAGATGAGACCAACATGACGACGTTCCAGAAGGAAATCACCACGGCCGACGGGGAGAAGATCACGCTCGAGCGCACTACAGATGATGCGGCCGACGCAGTGAACTTCCGCGCCCAGGGGTGGACAGAAAAGGAGCAGCCGACGCTGCCCACTCCGCCCGCCAGCACCCAGCCCCGCCGCGACTGACCACAACCAAAGGAGAACACCAATGGCAGACAAGATCACCCCGACCCTCACCCTTGCAGCCCTCAAGAACCTCGATGGCGCAGCAGAGGTCACCCCGTTTACCTTCGGGGTCAACAACCGAGTCGTGACCTTCCCGGACCCCCTGGGCCTGAGCCCCGAGGCCGGTGAAGACCTCCTCCAAGACCTCAGCGGCGGCAAGCGCGCCACCGAGGTCATTTCCAAGTGGCTCTCGGAGGACGACGCCGCATTCGTCACCAAGCATCTGAGCCTGCGCGAGATGCTGCTCCTCATGCGAAAGGCATCCGAGCACTATGAGGCCTCGCTCGGCTCCCTGGGGGAAGGACGCGCCTCTACGACCGCCTGACGCGGTACGAGAGGCAGATCGTCGCGGACCTGGCGGAGCAGGGCTGGGACACCTACGCTCTGTTCCGCGCTCGCCGATACCGATTCCTCCGGACTCTGATCGATGAGCTGCCCTCGACGAGCCGAACTGTCGCAGCGATACTCAACGACCCCGAGGTCGCACTCGAAACGGCAATGGCGATCGCCGAAGCCCAGGACGACGACGATACCGAGGCGCAGCTCCGAACCCAGACCCCAGAGGTCAGAGTACTGCAGGACATCTTCGACCTGCTGGTCTCGGCCTTCGGAGGCAAAGAAACCTACCCGCGACCCGAGAGTCTCACCGCGATCGCGCTCGAGGACGCGCGCACGAGCGTCCGAGACCGCAGCGCCCACCAGGCGCTCGCGGCTCTCATGCCGGGGTGGAGCCCGCAAGAAACCTGAATATCTACCTGTAGGAGGTCTGCGTGGCTGGCGTATATCAGGCAGGCACTGTCTATGTCGATGTGGTCCCCTCAATGCGAGGGTTCTTCAAGAGCATCGAGAATGCGACGGCCACGCAGCTTCCGCAGGTGGCTGGCGATGCGGGCAAGAAGTACGCGGAGAAATTCAAGGAGCAGGTCGCGGCGTCGGGCAAGGACCTCGTTAACGCGATCGCCGATCCTCTGGGCAAGTCAACGGCGCGGCTGCGTCAGGAGGCCTCGCAGGCTGGGGCAGCCCTGCAGGAAGCGCACGCCAAGGTGGAGAAGTCCTCCTCGGCGCTCGCGAAGGCGCGCGGCGAGGAGGAGACCGCAGCGACTGCGGTGGAGCGTGCCGAGCGTGCGCTCGCATCAGCGCGTTCCAGTTCTTCCGCTGACTCGGCGGCTGTTGCTCGTGCGGAGTCGGCGCTGGCCTCGGCACGGGAAGCGTCGGCGGCCGCGAACCGGAAGGCCGACCAGGCGTCCGCTAACCACGCGGACGCGCTGAAGAAGGAGAAGGTCGCGTCCGACAGTGCGAAGGCCGCGACCGAGGCGCTTGACCAGCGTATCTCGAAGGCGCCGTCCAACTGGGAGCGCTTCACGACCTCGCTCAAGAGCTGGGTTCGTGAGGCCGACAACGTCGAGCGTGAGGCCCGCGACGTGGATTCCTCGCTCGGCCGCGTCGGCTCAGGAGTCTCATCACTCGGCGGACTCGTCGCGTCCGCGCTCGGCCCGCTCGCGCTCCTGGGCGCGGCCGTCGGCATCGGTGGTTTCGCGTCCGAGGCTATCGCGGCCTCAGACGCGACGAATAAATTTGCGGACACGCTGCGGTTCGCGGGCATCGACGATTCCAAGATCAAGGAACTGGGAGCCTCCGCTCAGGAGTACGCCGACCGCACGGTCTATGATCTCGCGGACATTCAGGGCATCACGAGCCAGCTCGCCGCAAACGGTGTGGACGGATTCGACCGCCTCGCTGAAGCCGCAGGAAACCTCAACGCCGTGTCCGGCGGCACGAAGGACACCTACAAGAACCTAGGCCTGGCCATCGTCCAGGTCAACGGCGCCGGTCGCCTCCAGACCCAAGATTGGAATCAAGTCGCCAACGCCATTCCGGGCGCGAGCGGCAAGATTCAGCAGGCGCTCGCGGACATGGGGGCCTACACGGGGAACTTCCGTGAGGCCATGGCGCAAGGCCAGATCTCTGCGGAAGAGTTCAATCAGGCGCTTCTGCAGCTCGGCTTTGATGATGTCGCGGTCGCGGCAGCATCGGACGTGTCTCGCATTGAGAACGCGGCCGGAAACCTGCAGGCGACGATTGTCGGCGGCTTCAAGGACATGATCGACGCGGCGAAGCCGCAGCTGACCGACTTCATGAGCTGGATGTCGGACACCCTCGGGAAGGGCTTCGCGTGGATCAAGGACGTGGGCGTGCCCTCGATTCAGGGACTCTGGGATGTCCTCGCCAATGGGAACTTCTCGGGGCCGATCTTCGGCCTCGAGGAAGACAGCGGCCTCGTCGACTATCTGTTCAACCTGCGTGATGCTGGCATGGCCACCTGGGAGATGCTCAAGTCAGGGTGGGACGCGGCGACGAACCTGGCGGCCGCGCTCGCGCCGCTCGCCCAGAGCGTATGGGACATGGTCAGCGCATTCGGAGGCGACGGCCCATCGATGATCCAGCGAACAGCTGAGGCGCTCAAGAGCGTGTTCGACTGGGTTGGCAAGAACACCGACATAGTTGCCCCGCTTGTCACGGCAGTCGTCGCTGGCACGGCCGCCTTTAAGGGGATGAGCGCGGCCATGGAAGCCGTGAACGCCGTGAAGGCGGCGGGAGGTCTTCTGCAGTTCGTGAAGGCCACGAAACTCGCGGAGGCCGCGCAGGCTGCATTCAACATCGTCATGAACCTCAACCCGGTCGGCGCGATCGTCACGGCGATCGCCGCACTGGTGGCTGGCCTGGTGTATTTCTTCACGCAGACGGAGACAGGCCGGAAGGCATGGGCGGCCATCACTGAGGCCTTCTACAGCTTCGTGGACTGGATCAGCTCCGCATGGTCGTCCGCAATGGAGTCCATCTCCTCGTGGTGGACGGGCACCTGGGACGGCGTCTCGGGATTCTTCTCGACCTACGTCGTGCAACCCCTGCAGACGGCATGGGAGGCAATCACTGCCGTCTGGGACGGCATCGTGACGGTCTTCAAGACCGCTTTCGCGATCATCGTCGGCATCGTCCTCACGCCGATCAAGCTCTACATACAGGCATGGGTAGCGGTCTTCACCTGGGCTTACGACAGTGTCATCAAGCCCGTGTGGGACGCGATCTGCCAGGCCTTCACCTGGGCTTACGACAGCGTCATCAAGCCCGTGTTCGAGCAGATCGCAAGCACGTGGCAGTGGATCGCCGGAATAGCCACAGAGGTGTTCGGGGGCATCGTCTCATTCCTCGAGGGAGTGTGGACATCGATCTCCGCAGGAGTGACGGCCGCGTGGAATCTCATCGTCGCGGGCGTCACCTGGTACATCAACACCGTGTGGAACATCGTCTCGACGGTGTTCACGACGGTCGCTGGCGTCGTCTCCTCGATCTGGAACGGCATCTCCTCCACCGTCTCGGGCGTCTGGGAGTCCATCAAGTCCACGGCGAGCGCAGCCGTCCAGTGGGTCTACGACAGCGTCACGAACGTGTTCTCGTCCATGTCGAGCGGCGTCTCATCCACCTTCGATGGCATGCGCTCAGCCATCGAGTCCGTGTGGAACAAGGTGAAGAGCGTCGCGGCAAAGCCGGTGAATTTCATCATCGACACCGTCTACACCAACGGCCTGAAATCCATGGTGGAAACGGTTGCCTCGAAGATCGGCCTCTCGCTCACCCTGCCGACGGTCCCCAGGATCGCCGAGTACGCAGGTGGCGGCATCGTCCCCGGCTACAGCCCAGGACACGACACGATCCCGGCGATGCTCTCCCCGGGCGAGGCCATCCTCGTCCCCGAGCTCGTCCGACAGATCGGCCCGAGTCGCATCATTGCCGCGAACTACGCCGCCTCGAAGCGCCGCCCCGGCGGCACCCCCGGCAAGGCCCCCACCGGATTCTCCGGCGGAGGCATCGCCCACTTCGCCGGCGGCGGCATCGCAGGATGGTTCGCAGATGCAGCACTCGGCGTCGCAGAGTTCTTCCGTGACCCGCTCGGCTCCATCGCGCAGCTCATCACCGAGCCCGTACGAGGACTCATGAAGGGCATTGCCCCCGGAGTCATCGGCGAGCTCGGCGCAGGCGGCGTCGAATCACTCCTCGCAGGAGTCGGATCGTTCTTCAAGAAGAAGGCCGAGGAATCCTCCTCAGCCGGACTCGTGGGCGCCGCAATGCGAGCCGTACAGATGCAAGTCCCGTATGTGTGGGGTGGCTCAGCCATCCCGCCAGGCCTGGACTGCTCCGGCCTGGTCTACTGGGCCGCGCAGCAGCTTGGTCTGGGGTGGCCGCGCCTCACGGCAGCCGGATACCAGTCCGGGGCAACTCCGGTCCCCTGGACGCAGGCCGCCCCCGGCGACTTGCTGTTCTGGGGAGCGCCAGCCCATCACGTCGCGATCTATGCAGGCGGCGGCCAGATGATCGAGGAGCCCAAGCCTGGGTTGAATGCCCGGCACATCGGGATCTGGGGTTCGCCGAGTGTCGGCCGCTACGGCGGAGCTCGCAAGTACGACCGCGGTGGGTGGCTCCCGTCGGGAGTCACGGCGGCCGTCAACCAAACCGGCCAGCGTGAAGCGATCCTCACCGCGAGGCAGTGGGCCGACGTGTCCGCGCTCGCGGCCAGTGGCGCGGGTGCTGGCGTCTCGCTGGAGGGCGCACAGGTCAACCTTGTGCTCGACGACGGGCAGGCGTTCCGTGCGCATGTGGAGTCGATCAGCACCGGCGTCCTGGTTCGTCGTAAGCAACTCGCTGGAAGGAGCAGGTAGTGGCTCGTGAGAATCTTTGCCGCAATCCGTCGTTCGCGTATCTACTGCGGGAATGGGCGAAGATCGCTCCGGCCACGGTGAGGATCGGCTCGGATGCTGACTCGTGGGGCGGGCATGTTCGCCAGTCTCCGCTGTATCTGGCTATCGACGTGCCGCCCGGCATGCAGGGGCCGATTGCGTCGCCGACGGCAGTCACTGTCTCTGGCGGGCAGACGGTCGCGATCTCGGCGCTTGTGCGCACGAGTCCTGGCCTCGCGGCTGCTGTCTCCCCGGAGTGGACCGTGGGCGGCCGCAGCGTCACGGAGAAGACTCCGGCGCTGTTGGCCGCCAGCGCGGATGGGGTTCGCCCCGTCTGGGCGTTCACAGCTCCATCTGGGGCGACGGCCGTGCGGCTTCGGTTCGAGGCCCGCACGACCTCGGCAGCCGAGCGTGGCACCCTGCCGGGCTGGGTGTACGTCGATGACGTTCTCATCGTCGCGGCTCCCACCCCAGGCGAGGCACTCGAGGCAGCAGCGGGGGAGTTCTTCGACGGAGACACCCCGCCGAGCCGTATCGGCTATTCCTCGAGGGCGCTCACGCACCAGTGGACCGGCGCTCGCGGCGTTTCGACGTCGCGGGAGGTCGAGGCGGACGTCGATATGTCGTCGCTGCCTGTCGCGATTGTGACGGGTGGGCAGGCGCCCAGGGTTCAGATCGTGATTCCGCCGGCGCTCGTCCCTGCCGGGGCGGCCTGCTATGTCGAGGGTGTCACGGACACGGGCTTCACGTGGACTCCTCGCGGCGGGGTGTGGGAGAGTAAAGGCCTGCAGCGCATTATTGGTGACCCGCTCGCACCGATCAACGTGCCGATCAGGTACAGGCTGACGACGTCGAGGGGTGTCGTGGTCGAATCGGAGCCGGTGATCCGCTCATGGGGTGGCCTGTCGCTGATGACTGACGCGGCGGGCCTGAAGCCGGTGAACTTTTTGTGGCAGGGCACGGACCAGAGAGAGATGAAGCTCCGCCTCACGGAGCATGAAGTACCGGGCAGGGCAACGCCCTTGGTGGTGTATGCGCCCACGATGGGGCGTGGGACGGTGTCTCTCACGGCTCGCACGAACCTGCAGGACACCCCAGCCATGAAGACACTCCTGGCGTCTCCTACGCCGGTCGCGATCTTCCACAATCCGCGCCACTGCGTCCAATGCAAGCGCGGAACGTGCGACGTCGATCCAGTCACGCTGGTGTCGGTGACATCGGCGTCGATGGAGCGCGCAGCTCGCCTCGATGCCGCTGAGCGCATCTGGCAGCTGAAGGGCACGATCGTCGATCTGCCGCAGCCGAACACTCCGTTGACGCTGTCGACGTGGAACGACTTCGATAAGCGACGGCTGACGTGGAGCGGCTTGGATGCTCGTCGGTGGCCGTGGGATCAGTTCGACAGGACCGTCTGGCAGGAGGACGCATGAGCATGGCGGCCTACGTCGAGCAGATCCCGGAGGATCTGCTGACCTCGGGCTACTCGGTGTCTGCCACCGTGGAGTCGTGGCTGGGGTCGCAGTACCTGGGGGAGGTGCCCGTCGAGGATGGGTCGGTGTCGTGGGACGCTGGCCAGCAGGTGCAGGGAACCTTGTCCCTGACGGTGCCCCGTGTGGGTGCTGTGCAGGGGCAGGATTGGCGTGACTGGGATCCCGTGGACACTGAGCATCCGCTCGGCTGCTACGGGCAGGTGCTCCATGTGAGTATGACGGTCGGTTCGCTCGTTGATGCAGGCTGGTGGACGGTCCAGGTAGGACGGTTCCTCATTACCTCGGTGGAGCCGGGACCGGCCACGGTGCGAGTGACGGGCAAGAGCCTGATGCAGCGCCTCGAGGAAGACAGGCTGACGGAGCCGATGGCACCGGACCCGGCGGGCACTCTCGCGTCAGAGCTGCGCCGCCTGGTCGGTGCTCGCATCGGCGTGATCATTGATCCGGCTCTCGGCGATAGGCCATGCCCGTCGATGTCCTGGGGCGAGAGCCGGATCGACGCTGTCTACGAGATTGCGAAAGCCTGGCCTGCGACAGTGCGTGAGGGTGGGGACGGCATCATGTATCTGTCCCCTCCGACTTCGCCGCCCACCTCGCGGCCGACGCTGCGCCTCTCGGATGGGGAGGACGGCACGGTGGTGGGGGTGGCGGCCTCGGTGAGTCGAGACAAGGTCTACAACCGCGTGGTCGCTAGGGGGCAGCAAAGCTCTGACGAGGGTGCCCCCTCGTTTCAGGCGATCGCCGATCAGCTGACGGGGCCGATGCGTGTCGGCGGCCCATATGGCACCGTGCCCAGGTTTTTCTCATCTCCGCTGATTACGAGCTACGAGCAGGCCAAGCGTACAGCCGAGGCCATGCTCGCAGACTCAGTCAGGAAGAAAATCAAGATCCCCGTGCAGCACGCCCCGGACCCACGTATCAAGCTGGACGCTCACGTTGAGATAGCGACGCGGCCCGTGGACGCCGCGTCCACGAAGACGATGTGGGGCACCGTCTCCGCATACGAGGTCCCTCTCACCTACAGGGGCACACAGAAGACCGACGTGGAGGTGAGCGTATGAGCAGCCCCGTGATGGACCTGATCTCGACGGTGCCCGACGATCTACCTCCCCGCTATGGCTCCGACAGGTCACCGACCGCGATCGCGCGCGTGGTCAGCCTCATCGAGGGCGGCCGTGCCCTCAACGTCAGCCTGTACGGTGGCCCGCCGATCCAGATTTCAGCGACGGCCGTCAATTGGACCGGAGTCGAGACCGCGCACGTGTTGCTCGATCCAGATACGGGGCGGGCACTACACGCGCTCGGGCCGGCGCCCAAACCAGAGAACCCGCTCCCCAAGTGGGAACAGCTGACCGCGCCGACACGCAGCGTGCGCGAAGCGGTCCTGATCCCACAGTGGGCGGGCACATGGGACGGAACCTCGTGGACCCGCCACGGCGGCGGCGGGGCCTGGCAGGGAACCGCCGGCGGGCACCGCCTCACAGGACTAGCCTCATACGGCCGGCAAGCTGAGGCGCTCGGACGCATCACAGTCACAGCAGCCACGCTGACGCTCCGCCCGCATCCGACGGCCGTCGCATGGTCAGCGCAGATCGCGCCCGCCACCTACTCGGACACCGGACCAGTCCAGGCGGGCGCGACGATCAGCGCCCCCGTCCAGGTGGGCGCAACAGTTCTGGCCATCGACATCACGCGCATAGCCGCCCAGCTCCTAACCCCGGGGACTGGCCTCGCCCTCGTCGGACAGACATACGGCGGCGTCCAGGCCTCCGGAGACAGCCTCTCGATCCGCATCACCTACACCTCCCGATAGGACACTCATGAGCTACCTCGACCAGCGGGGACACCGCGTCCCCTCACCTACCGACCCCGCACAGCGACAGGACCTGCTGGCCTTGTCTTTGTCCATCCCCTCCTACAAGGCGTGTGCCTCCGAAACGGCGGCCGCGCAGTACGTGTCCGCGCTCGCGGCTGCTGGCCTGGTGGCCTCGGCGGCGCAGCCTGTTTACGTGTGGCGTACCGATCTCAATGCCGTGAGGGTGTGGGATGGCCGGTCCTGGGCGGCCGAGTCGAATCTGCAGATGGAACTCTCGGCGGTTGGCGATATGCCCGTGGGAACTGGGCTGAGTCCGACGGTCCAGCCCGGCCTTATCAAGGGCGGCAGAGTCGCAGTGGGCAGCGCTGAGGTCGCGTTCGGCAACCTGTATATGCCGCGCGTGAACTTCAATACCCCGTTCCCGCACGAGTGCGTATCGGTGTCCATTACGCCGCTGTATGGATCGGGGCCGGCCGGCTGGAATTTCAAGAACGGCCGGCAGTTCTGCGTGGATGTGCTGGACAAGAGCGGCTTCAGGCCGATGCTCCCCGGCGTGACCTCACAGGAGCGGCATTCCTTCGCGTGGATGGCGCTCGGCTACTGACAGCCGACAACTGAACTTGCCCCTCGGACAATCCCGTCCGGGGGGTTTCGTCTACCCGATTGAGGAGAGACATATGGAACTGACGATTGAAGAACTGATGGAGTCCATGCCTCCGGCGACCGATACTCCGGCCGACGTTGTCACGCCCATCGAATTCCCTTACGAGGAGGTCACGCGATGAGCATGACAGCATCTAAGGCGCTCGCCTGGGCTGCGAGCCAGATCGGCTACTCGCGGTGGGATGACCCCCTGCCGGGGTCAGTGTATGGCCGCTGGTACGCCGAGCGCCACGGCGCATACTACGGCGAGAGCGGCGTTCCGTTCTGCGCCATGTTTGCCTCGTGGTGCCTCACCGATGACGACGGTAACTCGGTGATCCCCGGAGGGGATTTCGCCTACGTGCCCTACGGAATTTCTGCGGCGCGGGCAGCTGGTCAGCTCGTCGACCCGTCGAACGCAGCCCCGGGTGACCTTATCTGTTTTGACTGGGACGGGGACGGCGTGGCTGACCACGTCGGCCTGGTCGAATCGAACTACGGGTCGTGGGTGCAGACCATCGAGGGTAACACCAGTTCGGGAGCTGCAGGCTCTCAGTCCAACGGCGGTGGAGTCTACCGCCGGTCCCGCGACTGGCAGTCGGTGTGCGCGGTCATCCGCCCCTACTACTCCGACGCGGCCGCCGGCTCATCCAGCGGCTACACGGACATCACGGGAATCCAGCGCGCAGTTGGCGCGGACGCGGACAACGTCCTCGGCCCCGACACCACGCGCCGCATCTACGCGGTCGTGGCGGCGAGCTCGTGGGGCGGCCGCCAGTTCCCCCTGGGCGTCGAATACGTCCAGACGATCATTGGGGCCGACCCGGACGGCATCTGGGGCGACGACTCCGACGAGGCCCACGACCGCGTGGTCGGCCAGCTGCAAAGCGCGGTCGGCGTCGAGGTCGACGAATACTACGGAGCCGTCACCAACGCGGCAATCAACGCGGCGCTCGCGGGCGCGGAGAAGGGGGAATGAGATGGATAAGCTGTTGATGGGGCTTCAATCGGACCCCTTCATCACGACGGTCATTGTCGGCCTCGTGTGGCCGATGATTCAGGCCGCGCTGAACAAGCCGTGGTGGACGCGCCGCCGCCGTGTGGTGCTCCTCGTCGTGGCCGCTCTCGTCACGACTGCGGGCGTGTGGGTATCCGGATCGTACCCGGCGACGTGGCGTCTGCTGGTCACGCAGATGAGCGTGTTCCTGGGTGTCGCGTGGTCGGTCTACACAACGCTTTCCGCAGTCCGCATCAATGGAGCGAGCATCCTCGATTGGGTGGGCGCCGCAACTCCGGGCGGTCAGTCGCTCGATGAGCTGACGGGCAAGCCGGACAGCGCACGTGGTTGATATCATCGCCGACCCGAAGGTCGTTACAGCGATTGTCGCGGCGGTTGTTGCCATCATTGGCGCTGCCGCCGCGGCAGTCGTCGCGGGTCTACGGTACGTCGGCAGGTTGTTCGACGCTCGGCTCGCGCACATCTCGGAGACCGCGTCCGAGGCCCGTGATGCGGCGAAGAGCGCGGATAAGGAAATCAAGAACAACCACGACACGAACGTGCGCGACGACCTCGACAAGGCGATTGAGACTGTCTGGGTCGTCTCGGACCAGATTGGCGCTCTGTCAAAGCAGGTGACGGGCCTCCTCGATCAGGGTGCCCGAATGGAGGCCACTCTCAACGCGCACAGCGAGAGCCTCAGCTCCGTGCAGGCGCGCGTCGGACGAATCGATGAGCGCGGCTCCAAGATGGCCGCCGAGCTCCACGATGAGAGGACAGCACGGGAGTCCTCGCAGCGCACCATTGACGAGCATGCCCACGACGCTCACGCCAGACTGCATGAGCGCCTCGACAGACTACAGGAGAAGGTAGATAAATGGGAGGAACGATCGTGAGCGGGAACGTCACGCGCCTTGACGGCTCACCTGAGCACCTCGCCTACATCACGGCGACCCTGAAGACGCAGACGGGGGAGGCTTCGTCCATGATGGCAGTCGGCCCTGTCTCGCGGGCAGCGAACCCACGCGGACAGATCATGCTGCCCCTCGACCTCACGGAACCGACGCAGGTCCACCTGCGCCTCAGCGTCCCCGGCCGGACACTGCGCGAAGCGACAGTCACGCTGAAGCCTGGCATGTCCTACGCGCTCGCCAGCGTGTTCTCCGGCGAGGCGACGCCCACACCGGCACCTCAGACTGGTACCCCAGACGTGCATGTCTCCGGCGACGGAGATACAGCAACCATCAGCGGCGTCGTCTCTGGCGACGGGGACACAATCACGATCGGAGGCTGACAATGGCGAAACTCATGATCTATACCAAGCAGGGAACAGATCGCGCGATCGCCAAGGCGGTCGAGCCGCTCGCCACCAAGGAAGACCTTGCCAAAGCCGCAGCCGGCGGCAAGGTCGATCTCTCGGACTACGCCAAGCGCACCGACCTGGCGCCCCTGGCCACACGAGCCGACCTCGCCGGATATGCCACACGCCAGCAGGTTGCTGAGCTACCGAGCCGCGCCGACCTCGGTGGATATGCCACCAAGGCTGACGTGGCGGGAGTGGCCCGCACGAGTGATCTCACGGGCCTGGCAACCAAGGCCGAGCTCACGGGCCTGGCGACCAAGGCTGACGTGGCGGGCGTCGCCCATACGAGTGATCTCACGGGCCTGGCGACCAAGGCCGAGCTCGCCGAGGCGCTCAAGCGCGTCGGCATCACCGTGTGCTCCACGGAGGCCGAAGCGCAGGCCCTACCGGACGGCACGCTTTACTTCCTCGTCTCTGGCACTGCCCCTGCGCCGTCCCCGACTCCCTCGCCTGCCCCCGCAGCTGGCCCGACGCTCGTCGCCAGCGCAGCCGGTCAGGTCGTCGGACAGACCGTGACGATCAAGGTTGATGGCAAGGCCGGCGACAAGATCGTGATCGGCCTGAACGAGAAGGCCCAGGGCACGCCGGCGAACCTGACTGTCCCGGAAGGCTGGGAACAGCTTGTCGCCCCGTACTGGGTCGGAACGATGCGCGCCGTCGTCATCACCGGCCCGTGGGCGCCCACTGTCACGCTGACGATGAGTCAGAATGCGGAGATCGGCTGGGCGGCCGCCTCGATGAGAGGAGCCTCCACGATCAAGGCTGGCGAGGTCAAGAAGCGCCAGGCCCCGCCGACCGAGACGACGACCTGCACGGCTCCCGCGCTCGCGGGCGAGGGTGTGGTGCTGGGGTTCGCGTTCGAGCGGACGAGCGCGGGGGAGTCCTCGGAGCAGGTGACTGTCTCCGCTGGGTGGGAAAAGCTCGCGTTTGCGGCTCAGGAGGGAAGCAACTACCAGACGGTGACGTTGGCTCGCCGCACGGGCTCGCAGCCTGCGGACATGGTTGTCACCTACCCAAACGCGCAGGGGAGTAATGGCCTTGCGGTGCAGGTGATTGCGCATGCCTGACCTCGTCGTTTACGAGCGCCGGCGCGCAGGAGGTGACAGGGCTGGCGTCGTGCGCGTGCGCCGTCGCGCAGGTGGGGATGTCGGCCTGTCGCTGCGTACTCCGTCGACGCCGGTGATTCCTGCGGGCGAGGACATAGTGACGGCATTCCTGGCGCGGCACCCGTTCTACATCAGTCATCGGATGGGCGGGACCGAATTCCCGGAGTTCACGCAGGCGGGCCTTACCGCTTCGTTGCGTGCCGGGTTTAAAGCGCTCGAGCTGTCCGTGAGGCGATGTGCCTCGGGTGAGTTCGTCGCTATCCATGATTGGAAGACGTCGAGGACGGTGCCGGGCACGGACTACCAGATTTGGAACACCCCATGGTCGACGCTGCGCACGCTCCGCCAGGCCTCGGGTGGGTTCATGCGCCTGACAGACATTATCGATCAGGTGCCGGATGACATCGTGCTCGCGATCGACCACAAGACCACGTCCTCGGAAGACCAACGCAATCCTGGCGACCTGGCGGCCGAAGAGCAGCTGTTCGATTACTTGGACACGACGTTCGGTGGCCATCCGGAGCGCAGGGTCTTGTGGAAGGTGTTCGCGAAGGGGACAGGAGCGAAGCGCGCGAAGGCCCGCGGCTATAAGACCATGGCCATGCTCTACCCGAACGAGGTCGCGGCCTCGGACCTGTCCCAGTGGGATGTCATCGGGATGGAGTGGAATGCAGGCGCGGACGTATGGAACCTCCTGAACACTTCGGGAAAGCCGACGATCGCGCACATCATTGTCAACGACTCGCAGGCACGCCAAGCGCTCGCGAAGGGAGCGGACGGCCTCATGGCCTCGTTCCCATCTCGCGTGCATCCGTAGCCGATGCAGAAGGCCCCACCGCCCGTTTCGGGGCCTTCTTTCATGAACACACTAGTGATCAGGCAAGAACATGCGAGTCCATCCGCGCCGCCAGAGCCGCGTCGCGCTCGCGGGTCGCATGCTGGTACCGCAGCGCGACATCAACGTCGCTGTGACCGCCCCTGTGGAGCAGCTCGGCAAGGGTGGCACCCTGTTGAGCGAAGATTGTCAGGCCCGTATGCCGGAGGTCGTGGAACTTGAACCATGGGATGTTTGCAGCGGTGCGTGCTTTCTCCCAGGACGCGCGCAGGGAGTTTGGGTGGATCGGCAGACCCCGAGTGCTCTCGGGGTGCAGGAGCCAGGACGTAGGCGCGGCATCGACGTGTATGTCGAGATGTGCGCGTAGCGCGGGCACGAGGGAAGCGGGGATGACGATCTCACGCACGCCAGCCGCGCTTTTCGGTGGGGTCTCGACCGGGCCGACACCAGTCAGGTACTGCACCTGACGCTCAATCCGCAGGCTCGGGGGCGTGGCGTCGAGGTCGAGGTCGCGTCGCTGTAGGCCGATTGCCTCGCCGAGGCGGGTCTGACACCACGCCGCGAGTAGCACGGCGACGCGCAAATGAGAGGGCATGGCGTTCGCCGCGGCCTGGACTTCCTCGGGAGTAGCGACCTGACGCTCACGATCCCGCGTCGGCACGTGCTTCTGCCCTTCCGGAACGCGGCAAGGCGTCGCCTCTACGTGCCCAGCCTTAACCGCCGCGCTCATGCACGCGGAGAGAGTCATGTAGACGGGGCGGGCGACGCCTGGCCCGTGCTCGCGCCAGACATCCTGGTACCAGGTATCCACATCCTCGACGCTGATTGAGCCGAGCGGCTGAGTTCCAAACCGCTCGACAAGGCGTCGCATCCGATAGGTGTGCGTCTGAATCGTTTTTGGCGTGCGGCCCAGTCGCTCGAGCGAGGCGAGCCACCGCACCGACCACTCGGCAAACGTCGTCGCCGCGCGCGCGACAGCCTGCCCTTCGGCGCGCTCGCGCTCGCGGGCCTTCTTGGGGCTGGTCCAGTGCCCGGCGCTGATCTCGGCCTCGGTGCGAGCGAGGAAGGCGCCGGCGTCGCCCTTGCGGACGAACGAGCGTCCGGCAGTGTATTTGCCGCCGTCAGGTCCGGTGTAGCGGGCCTCGTACCTGCCCGAGCGATTCTTGCGGATCGAGCCGAACGATCGGCGGCCGCTCATGTGTCCTCCTCCATGTCGAGTGGCGCAGGATCTTTTTCCACTGCATGCGCCACGCCTGCGCCACTATCGATGGTACATCCTGATACATCCTGATACATGCGCCCGGGGCAGTGGGCGGGTGGAAATCGTTGCAAGCGCAGTAAAAACCCCGGAATCTCAATGAGATTCCGGGGTGTAGGGTGGAGATGGGGGGAATCGAACCAGACCCGCACAATCGCGCGGGTCTTCCCCTTATGCGCGGGTTCTGCGCCACCTGAGCGCCACGCCAATGGGGAATGCGGGGGCGTTCACTTCGCATCTTGCGCTCGCAGCCAGGTGGCGAAGGACACTGCGTCTTCTATGGAGTCGTGTATCCAGACGGATTCGCCGCGTGGCCCCCACCAGCGCACGACGAGGGGGACGACGACGGGGATCCCGCCCGCTGCTGCCAGCGTTTCGTGGGCATGGGACTTCCAGTCCAGGGCGAGGTAGCCGACGGGCTGTCCATCGACTTCAACTCTTACGGCGTCAGGATCGTGTCTGTTTGTGGGCTCGGGAACGAGGGTGCCCCACGTGACGACTGCCCCGCTGCCACTGTTCCCCTGGGGAGTGAAGGAGCCGTCTGCGCGGACGATTCGGCGGATGGCGGCTTTGTGCTTGTCCATAACGTACAGACTGACGCGCCCATTGTCGACGAAGGGCGCGTCATCAATCCATACGCTGATGGGGAAGGTGTCCCCAAAGGGCTTATCCAGCGCCGAGGAGGCGCGCGTTGGCGTGAGCTGTTGAAGAGCGGCGGCGTTGACGACGCTGCCCGCCGCGGGAGACGCCGGCGTTACCCCTGTACCGCCGTGGAGTCGTTTGAGCTTATGCGCGTATGCGAGCAGGGCAACACCACCCGCCATGAGCAGGAAGCCACCGATAGGGAAGAGGAGAAGGCCGACAAGTATCAGCGCCCAGCCGAAGATGAGAGAGTTGCAGCGCATGCGCTGCGGTCCGGGAGGGGGGATGTGCATTGGTGGAGCCTCCAGATTGAGCGTGTTGCGAGTAACCCCACTATACGAAGGTTGCGCTCGCGAGACACGGGATCGTGCGCATCATGTCCCAGCTCGGGGCGTCATTCCGACCTCGGAGGAGACGCCTCCCCTACTGCCTCCTCACCCAAGCGACGCTCAGCCTCTGCGAACACGGCGGATCCGCGCACACCAAGCGCATTCGCAAGCGCGACAACATGGTCCACACTCACGGTTCGTTTTCCAGAAAATATGCGCGAGATTTGCCCCTGAGATACCCCTGATCGCCGAGCAAGCTCAGCGCCACTAAGTCCCGCCCGATCTACATGTTCGCGCAGGACAAGAGCAACGAGTTCAACAAAACGGGTCATTGTATCCATGCGGTAAGTATGCCAAATGGCAAGCGTCACAAGCAAGATTAGTTGACAAACCTTGCCGATTGGCATAGCTTTATGCCCATGATAACTATGCCAATTGGAATAGCTGCTGTGATCCAGGCAGCAGCTGAGGAGCGCGGGCTTTCTATGGCAGAACTCGCTGCCAGAACACCACTGTCCTACGACAGCGTTCTCCGCAAGGTCCGTCGGCAGAATCGCTCTATCTCGGTGGACGAGCTACAAGCTTTTGCGGACGCTCTAGACATTCCAGCGTCTGAGCTGGTGAAGCGCACAGAAGGGAAGGGAAAACGCAGCGCTCGCGGTAGGGAGGCTACGGCCTCGTCCGTGGGCGCGCCCACCCGCGATAGGGGCGGGTATGCGATCCAGGACGAGGCTTCGGGCGTGGTCCTGTTGGAGGCGCGTCACGTCGACCTCGGTGGGGGTGACGCGGCATGAGCAGCATGACTACAGGCATGCCTTTTGAGGCGGGGCGCTGGTATTCGGCGGCGCAGGTGCGGGAGACTCTGAGCCTGTCGCGAACGACCGTTGAGCGTCTCGGCACCTCGGGTGCCGTGCGGGCAATCAAGATCGGGTCGTCTGTCCGCTACTGCGGCGCCGATCTCAACGCACAGTGCCAGGCCCTCGGGCCTGGAGCGATTCAGCAAACCTCCACCTCAGTCAGGGGTGATGCAGCGTGATGCACGGAGAGGCAGAGGCCCGCAAGGCTACCGAGGAGGCCCGTCAGGCTGTCATTAAGGCCTGCGCGGACCTGCGTGAAGCTGAGATGTTCCTCGATGCTTTCAAGAGCCATGAGCGCTCGGTGGTGGGCGGCGCGGCTGCCCGCGTGGCCTCGTCGGCCGACGTCAAGAACACTCATCAGTCGAACATCCGCGAACAGGTGCAGCCCAGCAAGGTTTTGTGCATCGACAGCGCCCATGAGGCATACGCCGAGAGCAAGCTCCTCGAGGCAGCGTCGGTGCTGCAAAAGGCAGCGCTCGTGCTCGGGTCGCCTCACATTAGGCACTGGTTCGATGAAGGGCTTCTTGCGCGCGCGCAGGGCGACATGCTGCAGATTCAGGTGCAGATGCTGGCGAAGCTGCAGCGCCTGAACGCGCGCGCGCTTGAAGACCTACATGCGCGGCAGGGGCACGGTGAAGGGTGTGGGGCTGTCGGCGATGTCGAGAACGAGCTCGTCGACGTGTCCGTCGGTCATCGCGGGGGTCTCAAAGATGCGTTGGCTGCAGCCGGGGTTGAGCGTGAACGGGTATGCGACCGCAAAAAGTCCCTCGGTGTCGTTGGTGATTGCGTTGACTGTAACGGGGGCGGTCCCGGTGTTGCGTAACGCGAAGGTGTCTTTGCTTTGCCATTCGACGGAGAAGGCGTGCTCTGCGGGCGCAGGGTTGAGTGCTTCGGCGATCTTCTCGATGGCTTCGCGTTGCCGTGTCGCGTTCGCGTCGGCTTTCTCGGCGGCGTCGCGTGCCTTCTTCGAGGCGTTCGAATACCACCAGGAGAACACGGCTCCGACGATGGTCAAGACGGCGCATATAGCGCTGACGACTGCTGACAATTCCATTAATTCCTCCTCGGTGAGGTGTGAACTCTGCGCGATTCGACGCGGAGTGTTGGTTGGACACCCTCACCTTACCGAGAAAGGGACCGTCCGTGGTGCGGATGGTTCGTCTTCCTCAGCGTCTTCCTCCGCTCATTCCAGCGGCGCTGAGGGAGACCGTGGCCTGCCGGGGGCCAGTGCTCATACCCCGGCAGGCCACACCGTTCAGGTGTCGAAGTACAAGATTTTCGCGCATCCCGAGGGCGGGGTGTGGCGAGGTTAGCTCCGTGGGGCCGGGTTTGAGTGTTGGTGGGTTGCGAGTC